GAAAGAGGCTTATAAAAATAAGCCCCTTTTGAAAAATCTAAATAGATTCTGTGATTTCAAATTCTGAGAATGTAAAATTATAGGAATCTTCCCCAACCTTACCGGCTTCCCAGTCAATCAAGTTAAGAGTATCAAAAGTAGCATCACGGATAATAATTCTTTCTTCGCCAATGGAATTAGGGTCTCTTAATTTGGATTCAATCGTAAATACTGGTTGTTTACCTTCCTTAATTTCATCGACCATAGCTTTTAAGAAGAAGCTGTCTACTTTGTGTAATTTGATAGAACCTTTACACGTCATACTCATTACTTTATAGCCTTTAGTAAGGCGCTTAATGTGTTTGATTTCTGTTTTATCTAATGTTACTTGTGCTTTAAGGGAAATGACTTCCGCTAGATAGTGAGAATTAACCCATACTTCGCCATGAGTACCATTGATAACTTGATAATCTTTATAATCTTGCATATGTATTAATTCCTTTTATTAAATATGGATAGGCAATTTAATTGTTTCAATAGCATCAAGTAAAGACATTTCCGCTGTCAAGAAGACATTATCGCCAATGTTTTCGTACTTAATGTCAATTTCTTTCATTTGTTTTAATTCTTCTTTTGTCTTACGACCATTCTTCATGAGATAAATCTTAGTCGCTTCTACGTCAATAGAACAATTATTTTTACCTTTTTCAGCTAAGGAATTAGCTTCCAATTCTAAGAAGTAGCCGTTAATAGCTGTAATAAGTAAACAACGATTATCATAAGAATTGGCGTATTTACCTAAGTAATTATCTTCTGCCGTTTTCTTAATATCGTCATGTACCATATCCATTAATTCGACTAGCTTAATTTTTTTGAAGGATTTCCCTTTATCCTGAACAGTAGTTACATAGGAATTAACGCCGCGCGCTACCTTGATTTTTTCGCCGTCATCGAAGACTACAAATTCGCCATTATCAATACGTCTATCTAAAGTTTCCCGATCTACAAATTCTACGCCTGTAACTTCTGGCAATGGTGCGAAAGTACAAGCAATAGTTGCCGGAGTACCGCAAATTAAACCGGCGATACGGGATAAGTATTGTTGACCTGTGTATTTCTTTGTTTTAACTTCGAAGTATTCATTTGTTACATTGATAATACCTTCATTATCGGCTGCTGTTTTATAGAGAACAGCTTTTACTTTATTATCTTTTTGTGTACGCTGCGCCTTAATCCAGGTTGCAATAGTAGTAGATTCTTCAGTAGTTGCTTCTGGATATACTAAATACGTAAATTTAAGCGCTTCAGCTGCTTTAAGTTTTGCGTTAATATCTGCTGTTCTACCAGTTTTAGGGAACGCTAGTACTACAATCTTATAAGGTGTAGTTTGATAACCAATTAAAGCCAATTCAATTTGTTTCTTATTATCTTCGGAAAGTGTTTCCGGAATATCGTCATTGTCAAATACAGTATATTTGGTAACGGCTTGAACGCTTGCATCATTCAACAAAAGAAGAATAATACCACGTTTAGCGGATTCAATGGCTGCGATTCCTTTTTCTTTAAAGTATACGCTAATTTCTGGTAAGCCCATTATTTATACCTTTCTTGTAAATGTAATGTATTAATTATTTCATATTCAGTAGTAGACGGAGCAATATCAAAATATTTAACATCGAAGGAGAACAAAATAACATCGCTGTCTTCCCCGTCTATTTCTGCGTGTAGATTTTCCGTCAATAAAAAATCTCTTTTATTTAAAAGATAAAAACCATATGTAAAGTCAGTAAATAATGTATCTTGAATAGCGTATAATTCTTCTGCTAGGAGTGTACCTTTTTCACTAAAGAAAGTTATGTAAATAGATACATTATTTTTATGATAGGTATAATTATCTCTATTTGTGGTGCGGATTGCCTTTAGGAAAAAACAAGGCGATTGAAAGCCTTCTTTAGTTTCATCAAGGTAGATAGGATAATTAAAGGCTTTCGCTAATTTAGCTTGTACAGCTTGTAATATATCTAGCTGATTCATTATTTACCTTCTATCTTCTTCTTCAATCGCTTAACCATAGATTCTAATTCTGTTGGAACTACAGTACGCCCGATTTCTTTAGTAGTAGAATCTATAAAATGTTTTCCTTGAACAAAACCTACTGTCTTACCGCTTTTAGATACAATTCTATGACCTCTATCAACTAAACCAATATGTGGCGCTGTATTATATACTTCTGCTTGTAAGTTAGTTAAGTTAGTACCAGTTACACGCTTTTTCCATGATTTTTTTAGTTTCTTTTTGTGGTCTGTATCTGATTCCGGAGTTTTTTCTACTAATTCTTTTTTTAGGGCTAGTCCGGTACGATTTAAAGCCTTTTCTGCTTCAATTGGATATTCTGCAATAGCATCGGCTATATTGTCTATTAAATCGTCTATATTAAGAAATTCAATACTTGCCATTATTTTGTACCCCGTGTTTTATCGTTTGTGCTGTTGCCACGGCTTATAGATTCCGCCAGGATTTCTAAAGATTCCATATCATCGTATGGATCAGTTATCCCAATGATACGATAGACTTTATCTTTAAATTTAATAGTCATATTCGCATCAAAGGTAACTTTCTTTGTATATCTGATAATAAATTTAACCTGGTCTATATTCTGAATAATATTATCTGTAGCCTGTTCTGCACTTTTGACCGGATATACAGCCGTCCAACATTTATAAATGGGTACATCTTGAACAGTAGAAAAGCCTTTAGGCGTTGTAGTGTTTTGTTTTTTGTAAAATGTAATACGCCTATTTAATCTTCCAGGATTTAATATCATGGTTACACCTCTTTATATATAGAGTTGTATTTGATACTAATAAGCATATCTGTTATAGAGTGAGGATATTCACCAATTACAGCAGATTTATTAGCTAGATTTCTATTCGTGTACCAATGGGAGATAAGCAATAACGATAGCTGCCCCATTAAAGGGTAACTATCGTCATATTTCTTTCCTGTGGTTGCTTCGATATAGCCAATAGACGCATTAATTAATTGTTGTACTTCTGTATCTTCTTCATCTGTATCTATACGAAGATATAGTTTAACATCGTCAAGCGTCATAGGTTAAATCCTTATTTTTTGTTAATAAATACTAAGCCGTTAGCGTCGATAACTTTACCGTCAACTAAAGCAATAGAATCATATACTTTTTGACGTGTAGGATTATCTGTGTAAGTGTATAAGTCTACTTCGTAGGAAGTATTAAGCATATATTTAGATAAATCAAACAATACAGCTACTGTATTAGTAGCTACTGCTGCGTCAAAGTCTGGCAATGCATCTGTTAATACTACGTCATGACCTAAGAATTTATATTGAGGAGTTTGAATAATACCGGCATTAATGATAGGTTGACCATTTTTATCTACCATTGTAGCGAAGTTAAGGGCTGTACCTTCATTCATGATAAATACAAAGTCTTTTTTGTACGCGGAAGGTACTGCTTTTACTGCTTTAACCAATGTAGCGTAGTCGCAAGCTGTAGCGTCTACTTTAGCTACTGCTGTAGCTGCTGTAATACCTGTAGGTTGACCAGTACCAGTACCAGAAATAATAGCTTTTTCAAGTGCTTTACCCATTGCTTCAACTACATTTTTAACTAATGCAGCTTCAAAAGCAGCTAGGCTTCTTACGTCCATTTGGAAAGATACGCCGGCGTTACAACGTAATTGATAAGCAGCGAATACTAGGCTACCAGTTACCATTTTTTGGGAATCGCCTTTAGCGTCTTCATTTTGCCATACTGCTTCAAAACGTGTAGCGGAAGTTGGAACAGTTACGCCAGCCGGATAAGATACACGGCGTACGCGTGGCAAAATATCGCCATATGCTTCCAATTTCAATACGATTTCATTAAGTACAGTTGTAGGGATTACAGCGGCATTATCTGCTGTTACGGAAGTAGCTGCTGCACGGAATTCTGCCGGAATTTCTGTACCTTTTGTAACATATTCCATAAATGCAGAACGATATTCGATAGATTCAAGATTCATTGTATTCATGTTTTCTTTTTCCTTTAAATTAATTGAATTTCCTAAGTTATTGTTTTGTTCTAGCTGTTTAGCAATTTCTTCACGGGCGCGTAATTCTTCGGCTTCTGTGTTTAAAGCTGCTAATTCAGTTTGAAATGCTTTTAAAGTTTCCATGTCCGCGGATTCAATAAGACTACGGATTTCAACTTTACGGGCATTAATTTCTTCAATTCGTGCCATTATGTGCCTTTC